CCATATAACCTACTTAACGATTATTCTTCATATCCATACTTACAATTACCAAACGATCTAGATCAAACACTGGAAGTAAAATATGCATCTCCAGGTAGAATTGAAAGTGTTGGAATTGTAACTGGAGGAACAAATTATAAAGTAAATGATAAAGTAGTTTTTGATGAAGAAGGAACTCGTGGATTTGGATTTACATCAAAGGTTTCCAGAATTGGTGGAAAGAAAGTAAATTCAATTAGCGTTGCAACTTCTTCTCTTTATAATGCCGAAATTTATTCCTCAGAAGGAAATAAAAATGGATTCATCATTCAATCAGATTCTCCTCATAATTTTTTAAATAAGGATATTGTTGTAATTTCTGGATTGAATACATCCACATCTTTAATTGGTGGTTCATATGATATAGGTGTATTAAAAAATACTTTATCACTTTCTAATCCATCTGGAATATCATCAGACGGTGTTACTGGTATAGTTACCTTTATTTCGGTTTCAGGTAATCTAGATTACTCTACAATAAAAGAAAATGATGTATATTTGATTGGAAACGAAAGAATTAAGATTTTAAATATAGATAGAAATTCTTCAAGAATTAGGGTTTTAAGATCTATTGATGGAACTGTTGGGTCTGCACATAGTTATACTGACATTCTATATGAGGATCCCAGAAGACTTTCCATAAAAGTGGGGAATACTACTTCATATGGATATAAAGTAAATAAAGAAATTTACTTTGACCCTAAAGAATCTGTAGGATTGGGTACTATTTCGGGAGTTGGAATTGGAATAACAATTTCTTTTGCAAATCCTGGTGTTGGAATAACACAGATCTTTATTCCAACAAGATCAATCTATATTCCAAATCATAATTTACAAACCGGAGATGTTTTAACATACTCTACAAATTCAGGATCTTCTATTTCAATTTCAAATGATGGAGTAACATCATCATCTCTTGCTGACCAATCTTTGGTTTATGTTGCTAAAATTACAAATGATTTAATTGGAATATCAACTGTAAAGGTTGGTCTTGGAACTACTGGAACTTTTGTTGGAGTTACTTCTGCAACATCTTCGATCAGCACTCTATACTTTACTGGAATAGGAACAGGTTTTTATCATAGCTTTAAGACCAACTATCCAAAATTAACAGGAAATATATCTAAAAATATAGTAACCGTATCGACAGCACAAACGCACGGATTAACAAATAATGATTACGTTTTTGTAAGTATAAATCCGGGTATTTCAACTACCGTTGTTGTTAAGTATGATGATTATAACAGAAGAATTTTAATAAATCCAAGAACATTTGTTTCAGGTGATATTGATATAAATGCAAATACAATAACGATTGTGAATCATAATTTTGAAAATGGTCAAGAAGTTGTTTATACTTCTGGATCTCCATCCGGTGGATTAGTGAATAATAAAATTTATTATATTGTAGTTTTTGATAAGAATACGGTTAAATTATCTGCTTCTTATTTTAGTGCAATAAGTTTAAGTCCAGATATAGTCAATATAACATCTGCTTCTAGTGGAACTTTGTCGCCAGTAAATCCACCAATCAAAACTTATAAAAATTCTACAGTAGTATTTGATCTATCAGACTCCTCTTTATCATATATTAATGAATCGATTAGATATTCTGCATTCGAATTTAATTTATATACTGATCCAAATTACACTCAAATTTTTGACAAATCACCAAATAGTAAAACTTTTGAGGTTATAAAATCTGGTAGAGTTGGAATTGATTCTACGGCTAAAATTACATTAACCGTAAATGAAAATATTCCAGAAAAATTATTCTATAAGTTAGATCCTGTTTATGCAAGTACCCTACCATCAATAAAGGAGGAAGTGAGTGTAGACTCATCTGTTCTTGCAAATAACCAAGTTCAAGTTGTTTTTAGTGAATATAATGGAAAACATAGAGTAACTTCAACTTCTTCAACAACATTTACATATAATCTTGAAAGAGATCCAGAAGCATCATCATATACTTCTTCATCAAAGTTTAATTATGAAACAACATCCTTATCTGCACTTGGACCAGTATCTAAAGTTGATATTACATCAAAAGGTCAACAATACTCAAGTATTCCTAAGTTTTCCAATATAGTTTCTTCTAGTGGATCTGGTGCTATTTTAGAGGTATTCAGCAAATCTGTAGGAAATGTTCAAAAGACAAAATTAAATAACATTGGATTTGATTTTTCTTGCGATTCTACGGTAAGACCAAATATAGCTCTTCCACAAATTTTAAAAATTGAACCACTCAATTCAATTGAGTCTATTGGAATTACTTCAACTGGAAGAGGTTATTCTACTGCACCAAAACTAATAGTTATAGATGGCAAAACAAAAGAAGTTTTACCTGAAGTAGATCTTCAATATTCACTTGGAGACACTTATGTTACTATTTTGAAGAATACATATAGACTTAATGATATTGATCCTATTATCATTCCAACTCAAAATTCAAATGGGGTTGGAATAGCATCTATTACATATGATTCCGTAACAAAGGATGTAATTGTTGAATTGTCTGTTGGATTTAGTACTGCAAGTTCATTCCCATTCTCGGTTAATGATAGAATTTTAATTGAGAATATTAGTATTGGTATTGGTTCTGACGCAAAAGGATTTAATTCCAGTGAGTATGATTATCAACTTTTCACAATTACTTCAATAGATCCAAATATCGGCGGAACTGGATCTGTTACCTATAATCTTGCAGAATTCTTAACTTCTGACGAAACTCCAGGAACTTATGATGATATTAATTCCTCCGGAAGAATTATACCAGAAAAATATTTCCCTAGATTCAACGTTACATTGAGTCCAAATAACTTCTTAGTAAATGAAGAGGTTAAGTATTCAAATCAATCAACACCTCTGGGAATTGCTGAAGATTGGGACGAAAAAACTAAGTATCTTAAGGTTTCTTCTAGAGAAGTTTTAATTGAAGGTAATATTATTGAAGGAGTTTCTTCAAAAACTCAAGGTAGAATTTCAACTACATTTGGATCTTATGGATTTATTAATCTTGCCCCATATTCTAAAGTAGAAGGTGGATGGACAACTGAAACCGGAATATTGAATAATGAATTGCAAAGAATTCAAGATAATTTCTATTATCAGAATTTCTCATATTCCCTAAAATCAAAAGTTCCCTACAGCACTTGGGAAAATGCAGTTGGATCTTTAAATCATACGGCAGGATTTAAGAAATTCAGCGATTATCAATTAGAATCATTTGGTTATTCCGGAATCAGTACAGATGCGGTCTCTGTTTTAGATGCAACAGCAGATCTCTATGGATTTGCAAGTTTAAATTGTGTTTATGATTTTGATCTAGCTAAAGAAAATGCACTAGTAATTGGATCTAGTACGTATTCCGATGAAATAACTTTTTCAAGTAGAGTACTTACTGATTATTTCGAATCTGTCGGAAACAGAGTACTGTTTATTGATGATATAAGTGGTCAATTTAATAGCAATCCAAGATCAACAAGATACTCTATAGTTCACAGATTCCCATTGACAGATGCTCGTGCCCAAAAATACATCGCTTATATAAGAGATCGGAGATATTTTGCCCAAAGGCAAATGATGGTCTTCACCTTGCTTCACGATGATAGTATTGGTTATTTAAATCAATATGGTAGAGTTGAATCGGTTTATGACTTAGGATCTTTTGATTTTTCTATAGATGGAACTGATGGATTAATACTTTTCTATCCAGTAAACTATAGAGTAAATGATTATGATGTCACAACTCTTTCATATAATTTAAAGGACAATCTTTCTGGTGTAGGAAGCACCACGTTGGGTAATATTGTAACTGTAAGTACCGATACTATTATCATTCCTCCATCGACGGCAACGCCAATTATTAGTATTGGAACTACCTATACTTCATCTAAAGTTTTAGTTGAAGTTTCTACGGAAGATAAAAAGTATCAATATAATGAACTGACTTTAATTCATGATGGAACAAATATAGAACTTTTAGAATATGGTCAATTAACTAATCATTCTGTAGATTCATATTCAAGTTCTGGTCTTGGTTCATATTTCCCATATTTCTCAGGATCAGAGTTAAAGGTTAATTTCATTCCTAATGTTGGAACAGCAGCATCTGTAAGTATTATTCAAGTTTCAATAGCAGATACAACAGTTTCCGGAATTGGAACGTTTGATCTCAGATATGCAAGATTTGAAGCCAGATCAACTTCTATCGCTTCTACTACATCTCCAACAGAAAATATAGTTGCCGAGTATCCAGATAATTATGATGGGGGATATTATATTGTTCAAGTTTCCGATACAACAAACAATAGACATCAATTATCCGAAGTTGTTGTCTTAGATGATGAAAATAATGCATTTATTACAGAGTTTGGAAACGTCGAAACACATTCTGGTCTTGGAACTATTGGTGCATCAAAAACTGCAAATTCGACTAGACTAACGTTTACTCCTCTTCCAGATATTGACGTTCAAGTTAAAGTTTACTTCAATACTTTAACTAATTTCGATGAGACTAATGTAATAACACAATACAATAACAATACAGCGACTTCAGATTATGGTACATATTATGGTACTGAAAGAGACGTAAAACTCTCATTTGAACTTAAGCATCAAGGATATCCAATTTTCAAAAGATATTTCAATGGAAGTGATTCAACAGTCGTAAGTATTGCTTCAAGTACAATTAGAATTCAAAATCATTTCTTTGTTACTGGAGAGAAAGTTACTTATTCTGCAGGCGAATCTACAGCAACTTCCTCACCTATTGGAATTACAACTACTGATTTTGGTGTGGGCATTGGCACTACAGATAAACTTCCATCGACAATTTATATTGTTAAAATTGATGAAAATACAATTAAACTTGCAAAGAGTGCTGAGGATGCTCTAAAGACTGTTCCAGATGTAATTACGATGACCTCAGTTGGAATTGGAACTAGTCATTCACTGACTTCCTTCACTCAAAATGCAAAGGCACTTATTTGTATTGATAATGTAATACAATCTCCTGTAGTATCAACATCAACTACAACACAATTATCAGCAAATCTACTTTCCGTAGATGATCTATTATACTCAAATTCTACTCTGGACTTCTTTGCTGGAGACCTAATTCGTATTGATGATGAGATAATGAGAATAGAATCTGTTGGTGTTGGTAGCACTAATGCAATTCGTGTTCAAAGACCTTGGCTAGGAACTGAAATTACCAGTCATTCAATTGGTACTTCAGTTACAAAACTGAACGGAAACTATAATATAATTGATAATACAATTACTTTTGTCGATGCACCTTATGGAAACACCCCAATTGGAACATCCACAAATCCACCAGATGAAAGAGATTGGGTCGGAATTACTTCATCCTCTTCCTTCCATGGAAGAACTTTTATGAGATCTGGTGCGATAGATTCTTCAAATGAACCATATCATAAGAACTATGTTCTAGATGATATTTCTTCAGAATTCAGTGGATCTCAAAATACATTTACACTGACTTCAAATAAATCAAACATTTCTGATATTTTTGAAGAGAATGCTATTATACTAGTTAATGAAATATTCCAAGAGCCAGGATTAACAAACAATTATACTTTATCGGAATCAGTTGGAGTAACCTCAATTTCTTTTGTTGGATCTGCAACTTCACAACCTTCCGATATCAACTCATCAAATCTTCCCGCTGGAGGTATAATTGTCTCTGTTGGATCCACAGAAGGACTTGGATACCAACCTCTAATCTCTGCTGGAGGAACTGCTATTGTATCTGCAGCGGGAACCATTTCTTCGATCAGTATTGGTAATAGTGGTTCTGGTTATAGATCTTCAATACAAACTTTAAGTGGAATTGCAACTGTTATTGTTAGAGTTGGAGTTGCAACATCATCAACAGGAACTCCTAATATTGAATTCATAGGAACTGCTGCAGTTAGTAATGGTAATATTGTAAGTATTGCTATTACCAACCCTGGAGTTGGATACACATCATCTAATCCACCACAAGTAATTATTGATGCTCCACTATCATATTCAGACATTCCTCTCATTTATAGTTCATCTTCATCAGGTATAGGAACTCAAGCTACTGTAGATATCGTTGTTGGACAAGGATCCAGTGTAATTAATTTTGAAATTAAAAACACTGGATATGGATATAAAGTTGGAGAAATTCTAACAATTCCAACAGGTGGTGCTACTGGAATTCCAACTACACCAAATTCAACATTGAGACAATTCCAAATCACTGTTGATATTGTGGATAGAGACAAGTTCTCTGGATGGACAATTGGTGAATTGGAAGTGTTTGATAATATTGAAAGACTTTTCGATGGAAAGAGAGTCATTTTCCCATTATTATTGAATGGAACTCTCACTTCAGTATATGCTAAAAAAGGATCTCTTATTAAGATTCAAGATGTACTTCTAGTCTTTATAAATGATATTCTCCAAATTCCAGGAGAAGCATATATTTTCAATGGCGGAAGCAAGATAGAGTTTACCGAAGCACCGAAACCAGAGGATACTTGTAAGATCATATTCTATAAGGGAAGTGGTGAGGGTGTTGATGTTATATTCAGAGATGTTGTAGATACTGTGAAAAAAGGTGATGATTTACAATTAACTTACGATTCTTCTGTTGGTCAATCACCAACTCTGTTAGAAGATGAAAGAAAAGTGACCGATATTTTATCAATTGAAACTGTTGAAACTAATCCATATTTTGGACCAGGAAATACTTCAGATACAACTTTATCAAGACCAATAAATTGGTGCCGACAAACTGAGGATTTGATTATTAACGAAAATGATGTAACAAAGGATAGAGAGTTTTATGAGCCACATATCTTCCCAACAACTTATCTAATTCAGTCTGTTGGAATTGGATCTACCGTCCTTTATGTTGAGAATTTAAGACCTCTATTCAATGCAACAAATGAAAACAGCGTTTCTTTAGATTTCCAAAAGAATATTACATTCATTTCACAGGATTCTAAAGTTTCTGCGAGTGCAACTGCTGTTGTATCTGCAGCAGGAACAATAACATCTATTAGTATTGTAAGTGGTGGATCTGGTTATGTTACTGCACCAAATGTGAGCATTCAAAATCCCGTAGGAGTAGGATCTACTACTTCCACGGCAGTATCCTCTATAACTTCTGGAATTGTTACATCTATTTCCTTAACGGGCATTGTTACTGGATATTCTCAAGATAATCCCCCAGTAGTTCTGATAGAACCCCCAATTATTCAAATTGAGAGTGATAAAGTTGTTTCTTATGAGGGTGATTTTGGAATAATTAGTGGAATATCCACAGTTTCTGTCGGTGTTGCTTCTACTGGATTAGTTTTTGACTTCTTTATTCCAAAGAATTCTCCTCTCAGAGAAGGATTGATAACTGGAATCACAACAGTAAGTGGTATACAAACTGGATATTATTTTGTAATTTCCAATTCTAATGTTGGGAATGGAGTAACATCTCTGAATAGTAATGGATCGATTGTTGGATCTGGAACAAGTTTCCTTGATGGAGTTTACAGAGTTGCTGCAGTTTCTATAGCACAAACATCTACCGTTGGTTTTGGTGTTACATATGTTGCTAAAGTAACGGTTAGTGTTTCAAGTTATAATGGATTAACTGGAATTGGTTATAGCAATTACTATGGTAACTTTAGCTGGGGAAGAATATTCCTCAGATCAAGATCACAAGTAGCACAATATAATGCATATACTAATGGCGGATACTCCGGAATTTCAACTGGAACAATTATAACTAGAACTGCTCCACTAAAATACTCAAATTACCTTTAATAAATAGATAAAAAACTCTCCAAATGTCTGCAATTATAACTGATCAGATTAGAATATTAAATGCAAAAAACTTTATTGCGGGGGTAACAACATCCGATAATTCATATTATACTTTTGTCGGATTACCTAACCCCTCTGATATTCAAAGTGATTGGGATACTACCCCACCAGCTCCTAAAGACAGTTTTGATGAAGAAAATAGTTATTGGGACACGATGATTGCATTGAAAAAAATAAATTTATCGGATATTCGTCAAGTTGTTCAAAAAAGAGTTTGGTCTTCTGGAACAACTTATGATTATTATAGACATGATTATAGCAGATCAAACACCGCTCCAGTTTCTGGAGCGACTAGTCTGTATTCTTCTTCATATTATGTTCTGAATAGTGATTATAGAGTTTATGTTTGTCTGCAAAATGGAACCGATCCTACTTATCCAAATGGAAGACCTTCATTAGATGAACCAACATTTGTAGATCTAGAGCCAAGATCAGCTGGTACTAGTGGTGATGGTTATATATGGAAATATCTTTATACTATTAAACCAAGTGACATTGTAAAGTTTGAGTCAACAAACTTTATGCCTGTTCCTTTAAATTGGGAAACAAGTGCAGATAATGCTGCGGTTAGAAATAATGCAGTTGATGGTTCAATCAAAATTGTTACTATTACAAATAGAGGAGTAGGGATAGGAACTGCAAATAGAACATATACTAGAGTTCCTATAAAGGGAGATGGTACTGGTGCAGAGTGTACAATTGTTGTTAATAATGATCAGCAAGTTGAATCGATTGTAGTATCAAATCAAGGTTCTGGGTATACTTATGGAAACGTTGATTTAGTTGCTGGAAATGTACCAACAGGATCTGTTAACCCAACTTTTGATGTGATTATTCCACCAAAGGGAGGACACGGTTATGATATCTATAGGGAATTGGGAGCATATAATGTTCTTCTCTATTCTAGAATTGAAAATGACTCACAAAATCCAGATTTCATAACTGGTAATCAAATTGCAAGAGTTGGAATTGTTGAAAATCCAAACCAATTTGGTTCATCTCAATTATTGACTTCAGATAAGGCAAGTGCTGTTTATGCAATAAGATTAGCAGGTGTCGGATACAGTTCTGCATCTTTTACTCCAGATTCTATAATTACTCAAACAGTAGGTACTGGTGTTACCGCTTCGGGTAAGGTTATTAGTTATGATTCAACCACGGGGGTTTTAAAATACTGGCAGGATAGAACTCTTGCCGGATTTAATACAGTAGGTACTGCACAGACTACGCCACAATATGGTTTTGATCTTGTTGAGTTTACAAGTAACCCTTCCACTGGAGGAAGTTTAGTTATTACAGGAAATACTGGCGCTACATTGTCCATCAGCACATCCTTTACAGGCATATCTACAGTAATAAATAGTAGGACCTACTATCTTGGTCAGTCTTTTGTTAACGGTCTATCAAATCCAGAGGTTAAAAAATACTCAGGAAACATCATTTACGTGGATAATAGACCAGCAATTACAAGATCATCCAATCAAAAAGAAGATATCAAAGTCATTTTGCAGTTCTAAAGAATTATGTCTCAAGTAACAAACCTCAATGTATCGCCATATTTTGACGATTTTGATGCAAATAATGACTATTATAAAGTTCTCTTTAAGCCAGGGTATCCAATTCAGGCAAGAGAATTAACAACTCTACAAAGTATTCTGCAAAATCAGGTTGAAAAGTTTGGTCAGCATTTCTTTAAGGAAGGCGCAAAAGTTATTCCTGGTAATACAACATATAATCAATTTTATTATGCAGTAGAATTAAATAATACTTATCTGGGTGTTCCTGTAGATTCTTATGCTGAACAATTAATAGGTTCAAAAATTACAGGTCAAACTTCTGGAATTACTGCAGTAGTAGAAAAGGTATTATTATCAAGCGATTCTGAAAGAGGAAATACTACTTTATATGTAAATTACTTGGGATCTAGTACTCAAAATAATTCAACTGTACAATTTTTAGATGGTGAGAATCTTTCTTCAAATATTACTATAACCTCAGGACTATTAGGAAATACAACAATTTCTGCAGGAACTCCTTTTGCAATTACAGGTGCAAGTAACGCAACTTCTGTAGGATCTGCATTTTCTATTGCTGAGGGTGTTTACTTCATAAGAGGATATTTTGTAACTGTAAATTCCGAAACTCTTATTCTTGATCAATATACAAACACACCGAACTACAGGGTTGGTTTGTTTGTAAATGAAGAGATTGTTAATTCAGACATTGATGAGGCATTAAATGATAATTCACAGGGATTTAATAACTATGCTGCTCCAGGAGCAGATAGATTAAAAATTTCAGTATCTTTGTTTAAGAAAGATTTAACTGATTTTAACGATAATAATTTTGTTGAACTTGCTACAATTGTTGATGGCGTAATAAAAACCAACAGAGTAGCTAAAGAATATAATATTATACAAGATGAACTTGCCAGAAGAACGTATGCAGAATCTGGTGATTATTATGTAATTCCTTTTGATTTAAGTATTAAAGAATCTCTAAATGATGGTTTAGGAAATAGAGGTATATTTAACGAAGGACAATTTACATATGGTGGATCAACTCCATCAGAAAATTTAGCAATATATCAAATTTCTCCAGGTAAAGCATTCGTAAGAGGTTATGAAGTAGAAACTACTTCATCAACATTTTTAGATTCCGAAAAACCAAGAACTACTTCTACTCTTAACGACCTTTCAATCAATTATAATACAGGATCAACTCTAACATTGAATAGAGTTTTTGGTTCTCCTACGATTGGTATCGGAAATACTTATGTTTTAAGTCTAAGAGATTCTAGAGTTGGATCTGCATCTACCACACCATCAGGAAAAGAAATTGGTGTTGCTAGAGTTTATGACTTTAGATTAGAATCTGGATCATATGATACTGCTAATGCAAACATAAATCAATGGAATATTTCTCTATATGATGTTCAAACTACAACAGAAATAACTTTAAATGAACCAGTTACTCTTTCTGTTCCAACGTTTATTAAGGGAAAGAGTAGTGGTGCTACTGCATTCTTAAAAGATGCGGTCACTAACAGTGCATCAATTACCGTCTATCAGAAAAATGGAGACTTCATTGCGAATGAGTCTTTTATAATTGACGGTATTGGAAATAATAGAGTAGCAACAGCAATTACTTCATATGGTATTTCCGATGTTAAGTCTGTTTATGGTATTGTAGGGTCAGCAAAAACTTTTAATGCTGATACCATTCAATCAGATTTCTTTACAGTAGGTATTGCTACTATTAGTGCTTCTAGTGGTGGCATTAGCACTATAACTAGCACTAATGAGAACTTCCCGGGAACAATAGTTAAAGTTGGCAATTTAGTTAAGTTCAGTAATAATTCATCTCTACCAGTTTATGGTAGTGTAGTAAGCGTAGGAAAAACAACAGTATCAATTGCAGGTCTAACAACAGTAACTGGTGTAAATCAAGGTGGATTACCAGCATCTACTATAAGTGTCTCGGATCTAAAGATCTTAGGAACAAGATTAGTAAAATCAAGTGACGATACTTTATACACTGTTCTACCAAGACCTAATGTATCATCGGTAGATTTGACTAATGCATCTCTTACGATTAGAAAGACTTTTAATGTAACGATCTCTGGTAATCAATTATCTACACCAGTTACTGCCGGAGAAAATGAAACATTTTTACCCTTTGATGAGGAAAGATATTCCCTAATTAGGTCAGATGGAAGCACGGAAGTTCTTACCTCAGATAAATTTGATTTTATTAATGGGTCAACACAAATTCAAATTTATAATCTAGGTGCGAATGATACTGCAACTTTAGTTGCAAGTTTAAGAAAGATTAAACCGAAATCAAAAATTAAGTTTAAAAATAGAGTATCAACACTAATTATTGATAGATCAAAGTATGAATCATCTGGTATTGGTGCTACAACACTAAATGATGGATTAATTTATGGCAATTATCCATACGGAACAAGAGTTCAGGACGAAAACTTATCACTAAATGTTCCCGATATTATTAATGTTTACGGTGTTTATGAGTCAAAGACAACTTCAGACCCATCAGCACCCACTCTTGTACTTTCATCCATAAACGGACCAACAACAAAAACTACAGATTTAATTGTTGGTGAGCAGTTTATTGGACAAATAAGTGGTGCTATCGGTGTATATGCAGAAAGACTAACTGATTCTCAAGTCTCTTTCATTCCATTAAATGAAAATATTTTTAAAGAAGGAGAGTCTATTACTTTCTCAGAATCAAATATTTCTGCCGTAATAACAACAATAGATTCCCCAAGTTTAAATATTTCATCAAACTTTAAGTTTGATAATGGGCAGAAAGGATCTTTCTATGGTTATGGTGCAATTAATAGAACTCCAGGGTCGCCAGAACCTACCAAAAAAATAAAAGTATATTTTGCAAATGGTTACTATCAAGGTTCTGATAATGGAGATATCACTACAATAGAATCTTATCGTGGTTTTGATTATAGAAAGGATATTCAAGTAGTAAATTCAGTAAGAAATTCTGATATAATTGATATTAGACCAAGAGTTTCTTCTTATACTTTAACGGAAAACTCAAGATCTCCTCTGGAATTCTACGGAAGACTTTTCAATGGATCTGGAAATTCGGCAGCAAATATTTTAGCATCTGACGAATCAATTATAACCACATTCTCATATTATCTTGGTAGAATTGATAGGGTTTATCTTCGCAAAGATGGAACATTCCAAGTTAAGTATGGTGTTCCTTCAGAAAAGCCAGAAAAACCAGTTTCTGTCGATGATGCATTAGAAATTGCAACTGTAACTCTTCCACCATATCTCTTTGATATATCTCAAGCTTCTGTTCAATTCCTTGAGCATAAGAGATATAGAATGGTTGATATCAAGCAACTTGAAAATAGACTCAAAAATCTAGAGTATTATACTTCATTATCAATGCTTGAATCAAATACTGCAAATCTGTTTGTTCCTGATACAAATGGAATAGATAGATTTAAGTCTGGATTTTTTGTAGATAATTTTAGTACTTTAGATTCTCAAGAAAACGGTATACCTTTTGAAAATAGTATTGATCCCAAAAACAAAGAACTTAGACCAAAACATTACACAACTGCTATAGATCTAATTGCAGGTCCAGTAGAAGGAGTCTCTGCAACAACAGATAGATTCTTTGAGCAACCCGAAGGAAACAATATTAGAAAAACTGGAGATTTGATCACTCTAGATTATGCTGAAGTTGAATGGTTGAAGCAATCATTTGCAACAAGAACTGAAAATGTAACTCCATTTGTTATTAGTTTCTGGCAGGGAACTATTGAATTGTTTCCTTCTTCTGATACTTGGGTTGATACAGTCAGATTAGATGCAAAAGTCATCAATCAGGAAGGAAATTATGCCCAGACAATGGCTCTTGCACAAAATCAATTTAATGTAGACCCACAAACAGGTTATGCACCTACGGTTTGGGGTGCTTGGGAAACTAATTGGACCGGCAAAGAAGTAATTGAAACCGTAGATGTTAGAACAAATACTACTTATAAATCATTTCACGGTAAATATTGGTGGGGATGGCCATATGGTCGATATAGTTACTGGGGTTACTGGGGTTACTGGGGGAGAAAAAGAGGATATTCAACAACTGAAGTAATCCAAGACACTTATAGAGAAACTAAAGAAACCGGAGTTGAAACTAGAACTGGAACTACAACTTTAGTTACTGAACAATTCGATAAAACTTCATTGGGAGATAGAACTGTAAGTAGAGAATTAATTCAGTATCTGAGATCTAGAAACATTCAATTCTCTGCTAAGAACGTCAAACCATTAACTCAACTTTATGCATTCTTTGATGGTGTCGATGTAACTAAGTATTGTGTTCCAAAACTACTGGAGATTAGTATGATCTCCGGAGTATTTGAGGTAGGAGAAACTGTTGTTGGATCTATTCGTAAGACAGAACTTTCCACATCCACAATTGAAGAAAGTGAATCAAATATTACGTTTAGAGTTTCTCAATCAAATCACAAGGAAGGACCTTATAATACACCAACTGAAACATATTCATTAAATCCATATACAAGTCAACCTCTAGCAGCAACATATTCTTCTACTAGCAACCTACTGAACATTGATATACTATCATTATCAACACATTCTCAAGGAGAATATAGTGGATGGGTTCAATCTGGTATGACTTTGGTTGGAAAAACAAGTGGAGCTCAGGCAACTATTACGAATGTAAGACTACTTTCGGATGTATATGCCTCCTTAATTGGTAGTTTCTATATTCCCAATCCAAATATATCAGTCAATCCAAGATTTGAAAACGGTTCTAAAACTTTTACCTTGATTAATAACACTATCAATGATAGAAATCTTGCTTCTACAGTTGCCGAAGAGAAATTTATCTCAAGTGGATTTGTAGAAACTGTTCAAGAAAATATCATTTCTACAAGAAACGCCAGAATAGAACAAAAGCAAGAACTACAAACTGAAAATGTATCCAGAACAACAGGAACACAGTTAGTAAGTAGTAATGTTGTTTCTAAGACTACAAACTGGTATAAGTGTCCTTGGTGGGATCCTCTTGCCCAATCTTTCTTAGTGACGGAGGAGAGTGGTATCTTCCTCACAAAATGTGATATATTCTTCAAAACTAAAGATGATGCGGATGTTCCCGTATTGTTCCAAATCAGAACAATACAAAATGGATATCCAACACAAACAGTTATTCCATTCTCAGAAATTATACTAAATCCAAATCAGGTCAATACTTCGAATGATGGATCAGTTGCAACTTCATTTACCTTCAAGTCTCCAGTTTATTTGGAAGGCGGAAAGGAATATGCAATAGTTGTTGGTTCAAATTCCAACAAATACAACGTCTTTATTTCTAGAGTAGGTGAAGTTGATTTACTGACCCAATCATATATTTCAAATCAACCATATCTTGGTTCACTATTTAAGTCTCAAAATGCTTCAACTTGGGAAGCAAGTCAGTGGGAAGATCTTAAATTTACTCTTTACAGAGCTGATTTCTTAAGTTCTGGTAGTGTTGAATTCTATAGTCCAGAATTAACTCCAGGAAACTCTCAAGTTCCAACTTTATTACCAAATTCACTGAATTTAAATTCAAGAAGAATTAGAGTTGGATTATCAAGTGCAGTTTCTGATAGTGGTTTAACTCTAGGTAATACTATTCTTCAACAGGAAACAAATGCTACCGGAAATTATGTCGGTAACGCAGGTATCGCCACAGGCACACTTCAGGTTATTAATTCTGGTATTGGATATACGCCAGCATCTGGAAGTCTAACATTTAATGGCGTAAACTTAGTAACAATCACTGGAAATGGTAGAAATGCAGCAGCAGATATTACTGTTTCTAATGGTGTTGCAATAGCTGCTACTATTGTCGTATCTGGTAATGGTTATCAAGTTGGCGATGTACTTGGAATTTCGACTCTTGGATCAGTACCATCTGGTAGAGATGCTCTGTTCTCTCTGGTTTCAATTGCAAGCACAAATGAACTTATTCTTGATAATGTTCAGGGAGAATTCTCTATAGCTGGTGCCGGAAAGACAGTACAATATGTTAATAATTCCGGTTTAACAACAACATTAAATTCTTCATCTGGAGGAAATGTGCAGATTTCCGATATTAATGTTGAGAGTGATGGACTGCACATTGTAGTAAATCACAAAAACCACGGAATGTATTTCAATGATAATTATGTGAGAATTTCTGGAGTTGAATCTGACGTTCCATCAACAAAACTATCTTCCACATATACTGGAGGATCTATTCTAATTAACAATACATCGAACTTTACTTCATTTGAGAATGTGGGAGTTGGAACTACAAATCCAGGATATGCATTAATTGGAAAAGAACTATTTGAATACACTGCAGTGAGTGCAAACTCTTTAGACAATGTAACTAGATTGGGATATATTGAGCCAGTATTCTCAGATCTAGTGTCTGCAATGTCTTTACCTGAATATTCAACTAATACACCAGTTTATAAGTATGAGTTGGGTGGAGTTTCTCTGAGAAGAATTAACACGACACATTATCTCTCAAATGTAAGCGTTCAAGATCCAATTACATTTGATTCCTACAATATTAAGGTTCAAATGGATTCAAATGGAATAGATAGAACTAATGGATCCAGTTTCCCCAAACTATATGTTAATCAAACAAAGTTCACTGGAGGATTCAACATAAAGGCAACTCAAAATATTCCGTTTGAACTCATTACTCCTTCCGTCCAGAACATTACCGTACAAGGAACAACAATTAACGCCGAAATTAGAACAATCACTGGATCTAGCATTAGTGGTCAAGAAATCCCATTTGTCGATAGTGGATTCGAATCAATTACATTAAATAAGACTAATTATTTTGCAAATCCAAGAATAATTGCATCTAAGATAAATGAAGATGAAAAACTAACAACGATTAAGGGTAAGAAATCTATGAATTTGAGACTATTCTTAAATTCTGTAGATTCTAGAGTAAGTCCTGTTATTGATACTCAAAGAATTAGTGCAATTTTAACATCCAATAGAGTTAATAAAGTAATTGATAATTATGCTACTGATAATAGAGTTAATTCTATAGGAACAGATCCTTCATCTTTCCAGTATATTTCAAAAGAAATTAACTTGGAAAATCCAGCAACATCTATTAAAATTCTACTAGATGCTCATATTAATAATTACTGTGATATAAGAGCATTCTATTCAATTGGAGAAAATCCAAACTTTATTCCTATTTTCACTCCTTTCCCAGGATATAATAATCTTGATTCCAGAAATCAAATTATAAGTTTTGAAAATAGTGATGGATTACCTGACGTTTTCGTTCAACCATCACTTTCATTTGGTTTTGATTCCGGAAACATTGAATTTAGAGAATATAGTTTTACTGCCGATCAACTTCCTTCATTCAGATCATATAGAATTAAATTAGTTCTAACATCTACAAATCAAGTTTATCCACCAAGAGTTAAAAATCTAAGAGTAATTGCGCTTGCATAATTAGAATGGATTATTTAAAAGTTGAAGGGCATAATGATCTCTTAAGAGATCCAAATACAAATTCTATTATTAATACAAATATGTCCGAATATAAGCAATATATTGCAAGACGCAATATGAAAAGTGAAGAGAATCAGAAGTTAGAAAATTTAGAGTCTGATGTGAATAACATTAAAAATGACTTGGACGAAATCAAATCATTACTTAGGAGTTTAGTCAATGGATCCTGATAAAATAGAACTTGAAAATTTAAGCAAAAGTTTTGAATATTTCAAGGGTGCTTCTGAAATTGATAATATAACGGACATAGATGAGGCTAAAAAAGTTGCAAAATGTTATTTTAAATTATATCTCAAGCAACAAGAAGTTGTTGCACAGTTAATGACTGCATCAACATAAATATTTTTAATAGGAAATAGATAAATGGCGCAACCATCTACTAGACAAGAACTAATAGATTATTGTAAAAGAAAGCTGGGGGCGCCAGTTTTAGAAATTAACGTTGCCGATGAGCAAATTGAAGATCTTGTTGATGACGCTATTCAGTTTTTTCAAGAGAGACATTTTGATGGCGTATATCCGACTTTTTATAAGTATAAAGTAACTAAGGAAGATATTGATAGAGGAAGATCGAAAGGATTAAGTCCAAATAGTGTTGGAATTGTAACAACCTCAGTAACTACAAATATAGTAGGGACTGCAACTACTTTTAATTATTTTGAAAATAGTAATTACCTCCAAGTTCCACCAAATATTATTGGAGTAAATAAAATTTTTACTTTTGATGGTGCAAATACAATCACTCATAATATGTTTAGTGTTAAGTATCAATTGTTTTTGAACGATATTTACTACTGGGGAAGCACCGAACTATTAAGTTATGCGATGGTTAAGACATATCTAGAAGATTTAGATTTTCTCTTAAATACGCAGAAACAAATAAGATTTAATAAAAGACAGGATAGATTGTATCTTGATATAGATTGGGGATCGGTAACTGATAATCAATATTTTATTATCGACTGCTATTCGACACTTGATCCAAATGATTATTCAAGAGTTTGGAACGACTCATTCATAAAACCATACTTAACTTCATTGATTAAGAAGCAATGGGGGCAAAATATGATGAAATTTACTGGAGTTAAACTCCCAGGAGGAGTTGAATTAAATGGTAGACAAATGTATGATGATGCCCAAAGAGAGATAGACATTTTAATGGAAAAAATGTCTAATACTTATGAACTTCCACCTTTCGATATGATAGGTTAATTTATGTTAAATCCATTCTTTCTTCAGGGATCAAGATCAGAACAAGGTCTAATTCAAGATCTTATCAATGAACAATTGAGAATGTATGGGGTTGAAGTTTATTATCTACCAAGAAAGTATATTACTGAGAAAACTGTAATAAAAGAATTAATAGAATCTCAATTTACAAATGCTTATCCAATAGAGGCATATATTGATACTTATGAAGGATATGGAGATAATCCAACTATATTATCAAAATTTGGTATTCAAGCACTCAATGAAATAAATCTTATAATATCAAGAGAAAGATTTAAAACTTATATTTCTCCACTTATAAACAATCAACCAAATATTAAACTATCTTCAAGACCAAAGGAAGGAGATTTAGTATATTTTCCTTTAGGAGATCGTTTATTTGAAATAAAATATGTTGAGCACGAAAAACCGTTTTATCAACTACAAGGATTATATACCTATGAGCTAAGATGTGAACTCTTTAGATATGAAGATGAAGTTATTGATACTGGTATAGAAGATATTGATGATAATATAAGCGGAAGTGGTGGAACTGATTCGGTTCCGGTTGGAAATATACAAAAACTTACTATGGTTGGAGTTGGAATAACAGCAAGTGCAATTACTGGAATTGTAAATGGTGGTATTAGATTCATAACCATTACAAATAGAGGTGGTGGTTATACAAGCACTCCAACTGTTGGTATTTCTTCTGCTCCATCTGGAGGAAAGACTGCAACTGCTGTTGCAAAAATGATTGGTGGAATAGTCGTATGTAATGATAACACAAATCCAGCAGCACAATCAGTTCAGAATGTAGAAATAATAAATCCTGGATATGGTTATACAGTTACTCCCGGAGTTAGATTTATTGGAGGTGGTGGTAATGGAGCGACTGCAACTGCAACTCTTGGTGACGGAATTGTTGGAATAATTACTGTTACAAATTCAGGATCTGGATACGTAACTCCTCCTCAAATTACATTTACTGGAATTTCTAGTGTCTCCGCCGCTGCTACTGCAGTAGTTTCTGCGGCAGGAACAATCACTCAAATTAGAATTACAAACGCTGGTCTTGGATACACTACAACTCCAACGATTACAATTGCAAGTCCATCCATAGTTTCTTCCGGAACTTTTACTTTCAACGAAATTGTTGTTGGATCGCAAAGTGGAGTAAGTGCAAGAGTAAGATCTTGGAATGCATCTACTAATATTCTTGAGGTATCAAATGTTAATGGACAATTTATTCCAGGAGAAGATATAGTAGGAGCTGCATCCAGTGCTTCGTATCGTCTAAGAGCAATTGATACATTTGTGGTGAAGGACGGATTTGCTAATAATGATGAAATTGAAGAAGAAGCAAATGATATCATTGACTTCAGTGAAATAAATCCTTTCGGAACACCATAAATAAAAGTTATTATGTTTAAATAATAACTTAAGGTCAATAAAATATGTTTGAGTATTTTTACCACGAAATTTTAAGAAGAACCGTTATATCTTTTGGTTCTCTCTTTAATGAAATAACCATTAAACACACAAATAATAGCGGAGCTGTTACTAGTGTTATCAAGATTCCTCTTGCATATGGTCCGACTCAAAAATTTCTTGCAAGACTAGAACAGTCTCCAGATTTGAATAAACCAGTTCAAATTACATTACCAAGAATGTCTTTTGAATTTACTGGTTTAACTTACGATCCAACAAGAAAGGCAACAACTACTCAAACATTTACCGCAAAGTCTGTAACTGACGGAACTGAGACTAAAAAAACTTATCTCCCAGTTCCATATAATATGCAGTTTGAACTTAGCATTATGTCTAAGTTAAATGACGATGCTTTACAAATTATTGAACAAATTTTACCTTACTTTCAACCAGCATATACGATGACAGTTGAGTTGGTTGATGAAATTAATGAGAAGAGGGATATTCCTGTAGTCTTGGAAAACATTACGATGCAGGATGATTATGAAGGGAATTTCACAACGAGAAGGGTATTAATTTATACCCTAAGATTTACAGTAAAAACATATCTATTTGGACCTGTTTCTTCTGCAACCAAAGATATTATCAAGAAAACAACCATTGGTTATGTTGCTGGAGATACAACAAATACTCCCACAAGAGAAATTGTTTATTCAGCAGAACCAAGAGCTATCAAAAATTATACTGGCACAATCGTCACAAATCTCACCAAAGATATTACTACAGAAGACATTTTGATTACTGTAGATAATGCGAGTTCAATTCTTGCAAATACATATCTTGATTTAGAAGGTGAGGAAGTATATGTAAGATCTAAGGCAGGAAATATTCTTACCGTAGATAGAGGAAGAGACGGTACAACTATAACGTCTCACTTGGCAGGATCAGCAGTTAAGTCTATTACAACTACCGATAATACTTTAATAGAAGATGGGGATGATTTTGGTTTTAGTGGATCTAACTTTTGATGACCTATGAAAATGACTAAAAAATTTGATAAACTCAATGAATCCTTTAATGTCGATGGAGATATAATTCCAGTCGAATCTAAAAGTGAAATTCAAAAAATAGAAACAATCGCCTCAACTGTAGATGATATCAAAAAAGATTATGACTATACAAGGGGCAATCTTTATTCTCTTATAGAAAAGGGTCAAGAAGCAATCAACGGAATCTTAGAACTTGCCCAAGAAAGTGAAATGCCCCGTGCTTATGAAGTTGCCGGACAACTTATTAAAAACGTTGCTGATGCAACGGATAAACTAATGGATCTTCAAAAAAAATTAAAGGATATTGAAGAAGAAAAGGTAAAAGGTCCCACAACTGTTAATAACGCACTTTTTGTTGGATCTACAGCAGAATTAGCAAAGTTACTTAAGCAACAAACTCAAAACCAAATTGATCAATAAATAAATAAAGGTTCATTTATATCAATGAATAAAATTAAATCTCATAAAACAGTTGAACAAATTGCAAAGAAGCATCGTCTTGATGCTTCTTTTATACAGAAGCAACTTGATATGGGAGAACCCATTGAACATGAACACACTAAAGATCATGATCTTGCTAGAGACATTGCTCTTCAACATCTAGATGAAATTCCAGATTATTATACTCGTTTGAAAAAAATGGAAGCAGATGCTAAAAAGCATCATAAAAAATTTAAAGATGTAAAGTCCGTAAAAGAAGAAGAAGAAATTGATATGGATGTTCCAATGCATTCAGTGCATTTAGAACAAGATAAAAGATACTGCCCAAAATGCAAAAAAGTAGAACTTAGAAGTCAGTGTAAATATGGACCAACTTATTGGGACATATATTCAATTCCAGAAAAACTAAAGGAAGAAACCATGCAAGAAGAAAAAAGATACTGCCCTCTTTGTGATAAAAGAGAAACAAGATCAGAATGTTCTTATGGTGAAAAAGCATGGGACAAAGTTTCTATCAAAGATCATGAATATTCAATGGTAAGATCAGAACTTAAAACTCTTATGAGTGCTGCAAAAAGACTTAATGCAAAGGTAGGTAAAGGTGAAGGTAATTTAGAAGCGTGGGTGCAATCAAAAATTACTAAAGCCGCAGATTACATTGATACTGCAGCAGATTACGTTGCATCTGGAGAAATGGAAGAACAAAAAATCATTGATAAAATTTTATCAGAACTTCAAGAAGGTGAAAAGAAGGGGTTGTGGTATAACATTCACAAGCGTAGAAAGGCAGGTCTTCCACCAAAAAAACCAG